CCGTGAATGTTTTGGAGGATGCGGCTATACGTGGCGGGCGTGCGCCGGCGATCATGTTCAGGAGCTAAGCCATCGACGGAGACCACCAGGTGCAGGCACTGGAGCGAGGCCCATTCGGCAGGAATCGGTCGAACCGCACTGGTTACCAGTTGCACTTCAATACCCATAAGGTCCAGTTTGGGAAGCAAATCGCTCAGCTCGCGGTAGCGCACCAACGGTTCTCCACCGACGATAGAAACGTGAAGTGGACGGTACCGGCGAACGAGAGCGAGCACGCCATCTACCAGCTGCGCACCGCGATAATCGGCGAGCTGGCGCAGTGGAGTATCCGGAAGGTGTTGCGGCTCATAGGCGTAACAGCCGGGACAGCGTAGAGGACACTCTTGAGTGTGGTAAGACTTTAGCGCACATTTCACCAAGAAAACCGCCGTTGAGGGTGAGGGAAACCATCGTGCGCCCGTTCATGATAATGCGGGTCACCGCTCGCTGCAAGATCGCCCTTTGTTCGGCGTAGAGAAGTTGATGGAACCCGGTGAAGGCCTCCACCAAAGCTAGGGCCAGCTGATTTAAGGGTACTTGCGGCTGGGGAGCGGGGTACAAGTGCTCCAGGGCGGCGCGATCACCCTCGATTTTTCGTTTACGCTCGTTGAACTGCTCCCGGTCGATATCGCCGCTCTCATAGAGATCCACCAGCCTGGCGCGGCGCTGGTCGAGCTTGGCCGAGGCCTGCGCGCGCTTAGCCTCAGCGCCGGGCGCAGCCTTGGGGATCGCTCCCAGGATTTGCTGTAGGACCTCCAGCTTGAGCAGCTCGCGGCTAAGCAGGCTGATGATCGTCCCATCCACCGCTTCCCGCTGGAGGCTGGGCGCTCCGCAGTGGCCGGCGCAGTAGTAATAATCCCGGCGGCGGACGCGGCCGCTTCCGCTGCGCGCGTACCAGGGTTTTCCGCACGAGCAGCGGAGGAAGCCCGATGCCAGGAATCGCGGATTGCGCTTACGATGCCCGTGAATCGCGGCGCGGCCCCGGGCCACTTCCTGGGCCCGTTGAAATAGGCTGTCCGGGATCAGGCCCTTTTCGATGACTCGCTGCTCGATGACTTGGCTGCGGGGCCCAAGCTTCCGGTACTTGGTCGGCTCTCCGTCCTCCCTGATGGTCTTGGAGCGTATCACCGGGCCGGTGCGCTCCTTGTCATAGCGCCGGATGCCGATCCATATCGGATTCCTGAGCGTGTCCCGGATACCCACGTTGGTCCAGCCATTGCCCACGGTATCAGCGATGGCTTGATAGGAGAGATTGCGGTTGACAAATAGGTCAAAGGCCGTTTGGATCATTAAAGCATCACCAGCGCGGTGTCCCTTGGGCCGCGGCGTGGGATCATCTGGGTCGAGATCGTAGCTCCAGATGCCTGTCGCTTTGTCAAACAGGACTCCGCGCGGGAGGGCGTGGGCTCCATTGACATGCCGCTTTTGCAGCCGTAGCCGCTCTTTGCCGCTCATGCAGCGCGTGCGGATCGCCTCGCGCTCCATCCCAGCAAAGGTAGCTCTCATGATCGATTCCACCCAGCCGCTCTGCGTGTTGGGATCGATCACTCCGCTGGGCGTGTAGATCCGCTTTCCATTCGACTTGAAGTAATCAAAGATCCCCATGTCGCTGAACTTGTCCGGTCGCACCAGGCGATCCAGCGCGGAGCAGGCAACCCCATCAATTGAGGGATCAGAGAGGTCCCGAAATACCGATTGGAATTGTTTGTTGTCGAGTACCAGAGCGCCGGATTCGATCACTTCGATGGTGCGGATGATGTTTGCGCCGGTTGTTCGCTGGACGGTTTCGATATCCTTCCGCTGCCGCTCCACGCCGGCGCGCCCCTCGCTGATCTGCTCAGCTGTTGAGTGGCGGATCACTCCGATCAGGTTCATCGGTTGGCTCCATTCCGCACACCGCGCGAGCTAGTCGGATCGCCCGTTGGTAATCCTTGGCGATGATAGCTTGCCTGAGAGCATCGATCCGAGCCACGCGAGCTTGAGCGATAGCTTGGAGTTCGTTGAGTTCTTCGCGGGAGAGGATCATAAGTCACTTCCCGCAAGTGGTTTAGCCTGTGTCTCATACTCTATTATCCCAATTAGTAAGTTGAGATGTCCCGACATATAAGTCACATTTCAGTTCAGATTGGCCTTACCCGCGCGTCTCAGATGAAGCGCGATGTGGTGTACCATTTCCTTGGCAACAAGTTCGAGGTTAGTTTTGCCCGTGTATTCGTACAGGGCGATGGGCGTGCGATCCGAATCAGCGAAGCGATCTCCTTCAGCTGCGATAACGATAAGAATGTGGGTGAGAGCATCGTGGAGTGATACCGTAGAATCCGAAATATCCCCCACCTTGAAAGTGACCAGCGCGTTGAGGCCTTCCCGCTGGGCCCACACGGTTTGGCCAACCTTAAGGTCAGCATGTTTCAGCTCGCGACCGACGGATGGATGATCTGGATGCATCATAGTTATTCCTCCAATAACCCCGGCTGCTGCTCGCTTTCCAGGACAAAATCTCGCAGGGTCTTTTTCGGCGCGGTATCCTGCGGCTGCGGTTGCGCTTCTTCGAGCTGCGGGTTCTGATCGACCTGAACTTCGTAATCGCCGGCCAGCTCGACCTGGATCGCGCCGCGCAAAATGCCCGTGAGGTAATACTTTCGCAGGCGACTCATCGCTCGCCAAAAGTACATATCCCTTCCCCAGCTCCTGTAGTTCCACTTCTCGCTAAGCGGCTTCTGAGCTTTCTGTCCTTGCTCCTTTTCGTAGATCAGCGCGTTTTCCGCATCAGCTTCCGTGAAAGAGGCTTTAACGGGCTTGCCATCGCGGTCTACGACCGGCTCCCAGCGGTTCGTGAGACGGTTATAGGACTTGAGCCAGAGCGTGCATCCGATACACTTCTCCCAGGTCTTGCCCTTCTTGTACTCAACCGTTTCCTCAAGCCACTGGGCATCCCAGCCGAAGCCGGCTTGTTGGATTTTGGTGGCGAGGATCTCCGTCATCACGCCCGGTTTACCATTCAGGAAAAAGACGTTGGCCATCGCATCGGCAGCGTTCATTCCCCAGTTGCGGCCCATCTGAATTTTCGACATCGCCTTGGCGATGGCTTGCTCCTGCGTTTGGCCGGTGATATCGGCAAAGTCGCCCGAGATGGCGAACATTTTTGCCATGCGCCAGTCCTGATCGAAAACGTCCCGCTCATTTTCCGTTCGGACCAACTCCTCGACCAGGTGGCGATAATTGCCCGTCGTATCGGCCATCAGGAGTTTCATCATTTCGAGCGATTGGCGGACTTTTGGCACGATCTCAGTCGTAGTTGTCTGGCTGGTTGTTCCGGCGCCATCCTAAACTTCCTCCTCCCGGCCGCTGCGATCCCTGAAGTGGATCCGCCTGGTTCCCGGTTTCGTAAACGTGAATTCCTGGAGCAGCTTTTCGCGCTCCTCCTGGCTCTTGAGCAGCAGCAGGGCCAGGCCTTCCCAGTCCGTGCGCTCGCTGTCCCTAGTGCGCTTCCAGGTGAACTTACCGCCTGGCCACTCCAAGCCTTCGTGATCCCCGATCTGTTCCTTGATTTGCGCTACGACGAGCTTCCTGCGTTCATTGAGACAATCCAGCTCTTGCTTCACGCCGGCGAATTCTTCGAGCATGGCGATCTGTTCGGGGTTGGCTTTACGGATGTCGCCGCGGCGGTGGCGCGGATAGGTCTTTTGCAGCCATCGATTGGCTAGTTCGCTGCCGCTGATCGGCGGTCGCTCGTCGCCCACCAGATACCGCTCCCACCATGCGCGCGCTCGCCGTAGCATGATGCGCTCGACATCGAGGTCTCGCACGACCGTGTAGATTCGGAGATCGTCCGCACCCACCACGAGGGCCACGATGTCCCAGGAAAGATAGTCGAGCGCCGCCATGTACCACCAGGCCTGCATCACCGCGTGCGGCGGGATGTCCTCGATGGTCTTACCCCAGCGCGGCGACTGGTCGAAGGAGACGTACTTTACATCGATGCCGCGGCGCTGTCCCACCACGACCGCATCCGGCGAGTAGGCCATGAACGGATAGTCCGGGTGGCGCTCGGTTTTGTCGCGCCACTCCGTTTGGTTGCCGGTGAGATAGCTGTAGTAGGCCGCGATCCCCTGTTGCAGAAAGGTCCCGAGATGCATCCGGGGATTTTCTTCCTGAGGCGGCAGCTCGCCCTTCTTCCTCGCCCAAAGGCTGAATTCATCGAGGTAATCGTGGGCCCCGAAGATGGCCGCGATCTCGCTGCCGCCGATGGCCAGGGCTCGTTTTTGCTCATCCGGCATTTAGTAGGGAATCTCCAAAACGGGTGAGCCATTGGGCCAATAGCTCATCCGCGAACTGCGCAGATTCAGACGCTGTGTTGTTTTCTGGATGAGCAGAAACCGCCGCTGCTGCCATTTCCCAAAACTGACGTTCCAACTCCGCTTGTTCAGCTGGCGATCTATGCGTCGATAATTCTAGGTGAACTTCAAAATCGGCCATCAGGTTTCTCCTTTCAAGCAGCCGGTAGGTACTGTTGCGCAGCGTTGACCTGCACAAAGAGCGCTGACACCGCCTCGGGCCCTTGGTCCTCTGCAAGCGCCGTCAACGCGGGTAATCCCGAATGAATGCTCGCCAGGATCTCCTGGCGGGTAGCTTTCCGACCTTGCGCGTACCAGTGGACCACCCCACTTGGATCGCCCACACGGATGAGATACCGGCCTTCGTGGTCCTTGAAGGTTTTGAAATCGCGAGTCGGCCAGAGCGCCGTCACGCCCGGGTTACGGGCAAGCCCCAAGCCTGGCGCATCCTTAGCGCCCTCGGGCATGGGCGCCGGCCTCCGCACCATCTCGGGATTCGCCATGAATGGGCAGTTGGCCACGCTCCACACGGCGCAATCCACGTGACAGGGCGGCTCCGCTGTGGTCCGCGTCACGGTGCACATCGGCCCCAGGACAAACGTCAAATGAACTCCCAGGCGGCCGCCGCAGACCCAGCAGCGCTGGTTCAGTACGGCATCGCGCCACTTGGAGCCATCCGCCACGCGAAAATCTACCGCGCCATCCTTGACCGCCACAAACCAGGGTGTCACCCACCAGAAACCGTTGCGCTCGGTCAGCAGCAGCTCTATCATCCGACCGGGCATCGTTTCAAGGTTCTGGCTGGGATGGATCGGTAAACGATCTCTAACAGCATCAGCCAGGCTGACCTGCTTCGACATTCTCTTCCTCCTCCTGGTTGCCAAACATTTTGAGACCGCCGTGGTAAAGCGCCATGTCCATTTCTGAAATGTGGACTTCCTGCAAGATGACCGGCGGATTCTGCGAACGCTGATACATCTGCATCAGCGTCATCATTCGCTTGGGCGTCTGGACGGTGATTACGATGGCCTCCACGCGCTCTAAAAGTCCCTGCTCGAGGGCCACTTGGAACCCGGTTCCGATACTGGAGATCCGCTCGAATTCCTGCCGGGAGAGCTTCCGGCCCTTTTCCGTGGAGCGACCGACCCAGGCATCCCCGACCGTAACCACGGCGGTGATGCCAAACAGTTCCACCATTACGCGGATGGCCTGGAAGATTTTCTGCCTTGCCTCGCGATATTGGTACAGGTCGACGTACCGCCCGGCCAACCTGATCACATCGAGGTGGCCATCGGGGAATTCTAGGACAAACAGCGGTTTTATCGATTGGCTCTCCAGATCCTTTTTCACGGAAGCGAGAGCCATATCGCTCAGGTACAGCAGGTTTTCGGTGTATTCCGATGTCGCGTCCCGGAAGCTCGTACAGTGGCAATAACCGCAACCCGCGATGGGATCGTGGGCTTCCTCCAAGTGATGACACACGCATGGCTTCGTTGTTGTCATGACTGAAAATCTCTTCGTTTTTAAGTGATTTCCGCTGCGAACGAGGCAGCGGTTAGGCTTATTTTTTAGGTTTCTTGCTCAGCGGTCGTTCTGCTGGTGTGCCAGCAGTGCCGTTGCGGTCGACCAAATGAGTCAAGATCAACTCGTTCACGATTCGAGCTGGAGGTACGCGGGTCCCTTCGATCCGATGACGGTGATCGCACTCGCTCACCAGCAGATCGATTGCTGTTTGTGAAAGCGTCACGGTGACGCGCTTTGATTGAACACGACGGCGATATGGTACAGGCACGAAAAAAGTGGCCTCCTTACCAAATGTGTTCCCCGCTGCTGAGATGCCCGGCCCCTAGTACTACGCGACTTTCGCGTGATTTCTAGGTGACTTTCATGTGCATTCAAATATACATTCGGGTGACTATCGCGTCAAGCGTGAAATGTTGCAAGGAAACGGTTTAGCGTGACTTTCGCGCACGTTTCAGTCACGTGAAAATCACGCAGAAGTCGCGTTACATTTGTAAGTGTAGGAAAAGCAAGCACAAAATGGTCCTAGGCTTCACGGTACTTTTGACCACAAACTGTCCATTCGGCCACTATCGGTCGATCGGGTTCTTTAGACAATGTATTTCGGCGTCTTGTCCATTAGGGCATTTCCGACCGCAATATAGTTATTTGCTGAAACGCGCACCACAACTTCCAGCACAACCTGGGTCATCTGGACATCATTGGGCGGCAGCGAGATCCATTCCAGCAGCTCCTGGGTCATCTGCGCGAGGTTGTCCGGTAGCGCGATCCATTCGTGGACTTCTTGCGTCAGCCAAGTACCCGATGCGGGCGGGATGATGTTCGCCACGCCGGTGATGCTCTTGTTCTGGAGGAGATTGATACGGGCTTTGCCGGTGATCGTCCGATTGGTGGTGCCCTGGATCTTGGCAACGCCCGTGATGGTCTGCTTTGTCGTCCCCCTGATATCGGCTTTGCCGGTGATCGTCTGCGTCGTGGTCGCAGTGATCTTGGCTTTTCCAGTGATGGTCCGGTTCGTGGTGCCGGTGATTTTGGCGACACCAGTGATGGTCTGGTTCGTGCCACTTGGCGCTGGGCTCGGTCCGCCGAGTTCGCCAAGGCCCAGCTCGAAAACGCCGAGTTGCATGGAACTAGGCTATACGCCGGCCCAGTGGTAGCAAAACAGTGTGGCCGGGTGTGTGGTGTTGTTGAGATCCAGAGCTAAGCCAACTTGATTTGGCCCTGACGCCAGGAAAGCTGTGCGGGATTCTGTGAGAGCGATGATGCTGAAATCTTGACCGTTGCGGCTGGAGGAGTAAATTAAATTCGTCCCGTTGTCGGTGACACGATAAAAGATGTGCCGAGTACCCAAGACCGAAACATTGGGTGATGAGCCGTAACTTGTAGGCGAATTCCAACGACTGACTAAACTCGTCCATCCGACGCTCCCCGTGGTGTTATAGCATTCCCCCCAAGTGATGAGCTTCCCCGTGGACGATTCGCGGAGACAAATCCCTGTATTGAGGAAATTTGCCGCCATAGTATCGACCGTGTATCTAACCGTGAAAGTCCAGGGCGTCCCCGGAGCTGATTTCACAAGGATCCTCAGGCTATCGCTAGCAGTGGAAACTGCTGACATCAAGATCCCGCCGGATGAGTCCGAGGCCGTGGCGGTTCCCTGGTTCACCCAGGTCAACGTCGCTTGCGAGGGCGGCGCCGTCAAGGAAAAGATCGACGGACCCCAACGAGCGAATGTGGCTCCGGTGTCGCGGAGGAGTACGGAGGCATCTGTGGGGAGATACAGGCTTCCGGCTTTATAGGCGCTGGCACTGGCTATAGCGCCGGTCTGATGGGAATCGATTCGTATCTGGTCGAGCATTCCGGCCGTGGCTTCACCGCCTATTACGGCGTTGGCCGCGGCCGTGCAATTGGCATCATTCGCTTCCGCAGTGACCGTCCAGGTAGTGGTGCTGGCTCCTCCCGTGACGAGTAGCAGCGTGTTCGACGGGGGATTTGCCAGGCGGACGCGGAATTGCCCACCAGCAGCTTGCATGCCTACGGGAGCGGCGGCGCTCACAGAGAGCGTTCCCGATCCAGCGGTATAGTTGGACGACAAATCCCGCACCCAATAGTTGGCGTACAGCTCCACTGCCATAGACTAAACGCCAGCCCAGCTCAGGCAAAGCAGCGTGGCAGTGCGCGCGCCGTTCATGTCCAACATTATGCCGACTTGATTTGCCCCCGAAGCCAGGAAAGCTGTGCGCGATTCTGTGAGAACGATGTTGCTGAAATCCTGACCGTTGAGGCTGGCGGAGTAAATCAAATTTGTCCCGTTGTCGGTGACACGATAAAAGATGTGCGGCGTACCCAAGTTATTAGTGAGGGGTGTCGAGCTGAAAGTTGTAGGATTAGTGAACCGAGTAACTAGGCTCGTCCAACCGCCGTTATAGCAGTACCCCCAATTGATGAGCTTCCCCGTGGACGATTCGCGGAGACAAATCCCTGTGGTGATATAGTTTATCCCTGCGCCATCGACCAGGTATAAAACCGTGAAGGTCCAGGGAGTCGCCGGGGCCGATTTCACAAGGCACCTCAGGCTATCGGTAGCGCCAGTGTTTGTCGTTGACATGAAGATCCCGCCGTATAGGTCCGAGGCTGTGGCGGTTCCCTGGTTCACCCAAGTCAACGAAGCTGTCGCGGGCGGCGCTGTTAAAGGGAAGAGCGGACCCCAACGAGCGAATCCAGCCCCGGTATCGCGGAGCATTACAGGGGCATCTGTGGGGAAATACAGACTTCCAGCTTTATAGGCGCTGGCGCTGGCTATAGCGCCCGTCTGCTGGGAATCAATTCGTATCTGGTCGAGCATTCCAGCTGTAGCTTCACCGCCTAAGACAGCGCCAGCAGCAGCTGAGCAATTGGCATCGTTCGCTTCCGCAGTGACCGTCCAAGTGGTGGTGCTCGAACCTCCGGTGACCAGGAGCAGCGTGTTCGACGGATTTGCCAGGCGGACGCGGAATTGCCCACCAGCAGCTTGCATGCCTACGGGAGCGGCGGCGCTCACAGAGAGCGTTCCCGATCCAGCGGTATAGTTGGACGACAAATCCCGCACCCAATAGTTGGCGTACAGCTCGACCGCCATTTACTTCACCACCATGCACTGCGTGTAGGTCTGGCCATCGGGTGCAGCGTACCGCCAGCCGATTCGATACTTAATCTCATGACTGGGAGTCTGATCGCTGCCGATGATAAATTGATGCCGGTGATCCCGGCAGTAGATCAGTTCGAAGCGACCGCCAGGCGGGATCGTATCGGTGGCTATCGGTTGGAGCCACACCGTGATTCCGTTGACTTCGAAATGCCCATCGACCAGATCCACCATGAATTGATTCCGGCCATCGCACAGCTCGAAGACCTGGAGCGGAGAATCGGTCTTGGAGATGACATCGTAATAGGCGCTCTTCGCTGGATCCAGCTTGGATACATCGTCGGGGCCCTGGCGGATATCTGAACCATCTTCGAAAAATGCCGAGAAGCGGTATTTCAGGGTCATCAGTTCTCCTGGTATTGCAGGGTGAGCGTGACCGTCGCGGTATCGCCTGGCGCAGCTGAGGTGGTCGTTTGTAATTGAGTTGGCAGGTATTGGGAGTAGGTGGGGTTGCTGGTCGAGGAAGCGCCTTTACCGGCCGCCTCCGGTCCCGTGGGACCAAACAGGACCGCCGCGCCCGAGCCGATGACGATTGCCGTGGTGATATCGGTCGTGAGAGAGGCATTAGCGCTCGATGCCGGCGTGGTGTAGGTGCCGGTGACAGTTCCCTTGAGTGTCAAGCCGGTCCCCAGCGTGCCCGCCGTGTGCGCCCAGAGGCCGCTCATGATCGTGGTGAACGTGCCGGTAAAGTGGCCGAACGTCCACTTGTCGAAGCTGTTGTTACCAGCGGTGATCGGCGATGAGGAATAAGCGGTTGAGCTGTCGTCGATGTTCTTCCAGTTGACGTCCGTGCGCGCGCCCGTGCGGGTCGTGCCCTTGGCGGGACTGCCCGTCGCAGCCCCGTTGTCTTCCATGAATTCGAAGGTTGCAGCCATTAGGAGGTCCTTTTGATGCCCAACTGCATGGCATTGATTTCGGATGGAGTCCAATCCGCCGCTGTGAACACGCTCTTGCGCTGCGGATCAAGCAGGTAGAACCAGGCGGTGTAGCTGGGGTGAAACGATGGTCCGTTCACCAGGGTTCCTCCAGTGTTTTGCCTGTACGTACCTTGGACGGAAGCATCGCCAGCATCGGACTTTTCGACCAGCCAGCAGGCCTGCGCGCCTTTGATCGTGCCCGAAAAGCTGACCGTGTCCAGGTAATATTCATCTACGTTGCCAACGTTGGCATTACTGCAAGATACGATGGTCGTGGAATCGTCCGCCGCGGGATGTTCCTTGACCATGAGGTAGTGAGCGCCAGCGCTCGAGGGCACCCACTGCGTGAGATCGCCATCTGCTCGCGGAAAGATAGCATAAACGCGGACATCGCCCAGATACTCGCCATCGGTGAGGTAGACGTCATCGATGAGACAGTGATTGCCGCCACCAGGACCGCCTACGCTGAACGAGGTCCAACCTGGAGCGGTGGGACTGCCGGTGAGCGTGAAGGTGTCGCTCAAAACGACGGCTTCATTGATGCGAGCTTCGCAGGTCATGGTCGTACCGGAAATTGAGACTTTGAACTCGCAGTAATACCAGATGTTCGTCAACATCACGAAGCTCGACAACGCGCCGTTGGCCGGCGTGGTGTGGTTGTTGGGCAGGGTGTAGATTCTGCCGTCGCCATTGTGCTGTAAAGCGACCTGGGTGGTGTTGCCATATCCAGGGATGACGAGATTGAACGTGATGATGGCATTGGCGAAGGACTGAGTCTGGTAAGCGCAGCCGCCTGTGATTGTGGGGTAGCACCCGCTCACGCCGCTCCCGCCGACCACAGTTTTCTGAGCGGCGATTCCATCAACGGAAAGGCATTGGCTTCCTGTGCGAGCGCCGCCACCGATGCTACCGAACGTTGGCAAGCTGGTCGTCCATTTGCGGGCCATCTGCGCACCGCTGTAGTGCTCGAAGGAATCGCAAAAAAGTAGCGCCATAGGTCCTCAAATGTAGTGGATGTTCACCAGCAAGTCACCGGGATCGGGCGGAGTTTTATCGGAATCGGCCATATGGACGGTGCCTCGGATTCCCAGCCCATTCATGTATTGAATCCCAAGGTCCGAATTGAAACTGATAGCTGCGCCGGGTGGAACGCCGAGCGTGAGGATCGGCGTATCGCCCTCGGTCGGATTCGTCGCTTTATCGTAAAGTTTGATGTACCGCCAGCCTCCGCTGGTTCCGCTGCTGTGGTTGGAGCAATGCCAGCCATAAACCTGCCCGGGGCCCATCTTTATCAGGGAGTTTGGTCCTGCCGGGGCCGTAGCCACGATACGGATGCCTATCGCGGGATAGTCGCTGCCCACATCGAGACGGAACACGTTGAGTCCACCAGCTCCACCATCGGCATAGGCTCCGTTGTTATAGCCATTCACATACACCTGCGGAGCCAGCGGAATGGTGCCGGTGGTCAGGGCATTCTGCACGCCCACTGCGAGATCGTTGATGGGGCCAGCTGGAGCGCCGCTCGATTGCGTGGTAAAGGCGATGCCAAAAATGATCTGATCGGGCATGATGATGTTTTGGCTGGTGAAGTCAAAAGTCACCGGAAAGGCCAGACCGTTATGACAACCATCCGGCGCAAACCATTTGGTCGTTGACGGGCAGTTTGTTGTGTCTGGCTCTGCTCTCCAGGGAACATCAATTTGTTGCGTGACCGTAGCGATTTTGGCACCGGGTTCAGGATTGGTTCCGCTCGAATTCACAGCGTAGATGTTCAGTGTGATGCTGGCATCCCAGCCCGAGGTCTGATCGAGCGGGATCACAACATCCGGCTGCACACCCTTTGCAGGAGTCCTGACGGTGTTGTATTTACTCCAGTAAGCCCACGTGACCATCGTCACCGTCACTGTCGCTAGGCGGCGAGTGTCATCAGCGAGATCCACCAGTTGGCCAAATTCCACCATCGAACCAGCCTCAAAGTTTTGACTGCTCATCGAGTAAGGCAGCGGCGATGGAAAGTTTTCGTAAACGGTGGTCTCGCCGCCTCCAGCTGGTTGAAGATTCAGGTTGCGATACGGTATCAACCCGCCCCCAGCCACCTGTGGGTAAACCTGGTGCGATGGGTAGTGGATGTTTTCGATTATCGTGCTGGCGAAGGTTTGGTCCGCGCCATTCGCATCTTTCAGTGTGAAAGCCATTGGTTTGCCCTCAAATCATAAGATTATAGGAACGAGTCTGATGGCGCTTTCGCCGCCTACCACGGGCACAACGATATTGGCTACGCCGCTGATCGCTTGGCTGGTGGTTCCCAGGATGCTGGCCACTCCGCTGATGATCTGAGTCTGAGTGAAGGGGTTCCCCACGGGCACGTCGCCGCGCTCCTGGAGCACCAGCTCGGCGAAGTAGTAAGCGAAGGCATTCACGCGAACGACATCGAATACCGTGCCATCCTTGGTCAGCGAATCGCCCAGCTCGGGCGGCGCCGGCAGCTCGCTGTTCTGTACGAGAGCATGGGAATAGCGGCCCGGGGAAACCTCCTCATCTTCCGTTCCCTCGATCCAGATGATCGGCACCGTTACGGATTGGGCCTGATTGCCGCCCGGCCAGTAATCGAGGTCCCTACCGAATTCCGCGAGCAAGCTGCTCCAGAGCTGCGGCACGTGGTTCGAGATGAATGGATTGATGTACGTCGTAGCCATAGTTAGGTGATCCTCGCCACGCCGGTGATGGTCTTGTTTTGAAGATTGTTGATCCGCGCCTTGCCGCTGAGCGTGCGCGTGGTCGTCACGGAGATCCTAGCTTTGCCCGGGATCGTTACATCGGTCGTAAGGTAGCCGATACGAGCCTTGCCGGTGATCGTCTTGAGCGTGGCCGGTACGCCGCCGCCACCGCCGCCGCCGCTCGTTCCTCCTGTGATCTTGGCCCTGCCGCTGATGATCCGTTGAACGGGTGCCGATAGCGGAGCCCAGCGGACAACACCTTCGATACCGGCTGCACCGCCCGACTGGAGCACATCGACCCGGAAGAGATCGCCCACAGCGAAGGTTACAGCGGCAAAGCTCGTGAACAGCTTGAATCCAGTTGTTCCCACCGTGTACTGGTAGGCATTGGTCGGGAAGATGCTCGTCCACGTGACTCCGTTATCGTGCGAGAACTTGACATCGAAGATGGCCGTCGCCGTGGTTGGCGGCGTGACGCAGCTCAGCGAAGCCACGAATGGGACCCCGGCGAAATGAATGTTCCCGTATTTGCCTATCGGGTTGGTGGCCACCGTATCGACGTCCAGGCCGAACGTCATGATGCCGTTCTGCGCCGGCATCGCGGGCGGGGTAGTCGAGACGAATTCGTAAAGCCAAACCGGGGTGGTGCTCATTTAGATGATCCGCCGCGGCCGCACCCTGCTACCAAAGCCAACGGCAAAGCCCGCAGGGAGAACGGGAATCGACGTTTCCTGGCCAGCGGTTACTTTGAGCGCATTCCCAAACGCCGGGATACCGATGCTCGCTGAGCCATCGAAGAGCGTTTCGCCCGCCGCGCAGTTGACTACCACGGGATTAGCGCCATCGTTGAAGATCAGCAAGGTGCGGCCCATATATTGATCGATGGGCAGCAGGTTGATGGTGATCGCGTTCGCACTGGTATCGCAGCGGATCGTCTGATCGGTGATCGCCATGGTGTACGGCCCTGCAGCTGGCCCTACTATGCGCACCACCGGAGGCTGACCGAAAATATAGATCATCCGGTAAGCTGCGAATTGCTCATCGGTCGAGGTGGCATCGGTATTCACCAGAAATCCGCCCACCAAAACCACGTCATTCGCCAGGTTTGGGACAGGTACTCGGATCTCGACGTTGATCCCGCCGTGAGGTACGCCCATCTCCGACGTCTCAGCGACGTGCCGCCAGTCTGCGGCCTCCACGATGAAGATCGAGGTGCTATCGGGAATGGTGTCCCAATTGGGGATAACAGTCAGCGTGGTGGCATCGTTGGCGCTGATCCAGCGCACCTGGCCGGCACCGGTGCCCCGGAGGATGCGCACCAATCGACCGACCTCCGCGCTGGGTACAAAGCCAGGCGAATCGAACTGCTGAATGTTGACCGAGTTATCCCACATGGGATCGGTGATCGTGTTCGCGGTCGCGGAGTGGGCTTGCGCATAGACGCCCAGGACGTCATCAACCTGGACGGAATCGAGTCCGTGAACGATGTTCGGAGTCACGGTAATCGTTCCGGTCGAGCCATCGAACGCGGTGATGGTGAAGTTCCACAAGGGCACGGCACCGTCGACATTCGAGATCACGAACGCGGTGCGGCCGAGCCAGGGATTGGTGGATCCATAGAAATCGTTGCACTGGATCTGGTTGGGCGGCGTGACTCCATCCACCCGCAAACCGCAGACCGCGCCGTGCCAAACCTGCTTACAGGCAACCTTGACGCCCCAAGCGCTCGCGTCCGGTAAGCCTTGGGTCCAGTCGAGCAGCGGACCGGTGATATTGATCGTGGTTGGCAGAGCGCCCGAGGCGCCGAGCTGCTGGTTTGATAGCCGCCTCCGGTCGAGGCCTGCCCAGAGATCCCAGCCGTCCCAAGGATCGGTGCCCGGTTCAGTAGTGATGGTGATCTTCTGGCTGGTAGAACCCGATGGGATGAAGATCGCGCTCAGGTTCGAGGGAGTGGTGGGCTCGCCACTCGAATCCCGCTGCGTGACAGCCACGTAAACCGTCAGGGGACCGTTGAGACTCCCGCCCGATGAGAATTCGATATCGACGATACGCGGCTGATCGCTGCTGATGAACTGCGAAATTGTCATCTCGCCCTGGACAACTACTTGCGGAATCCAGTTGCCATCGGCGGTGAGATCGTAATCCTGCCAAAGCGCGAACGTGCGGAAGGTCGATTCGTAGACCGGGTCGCCAGCGTAAGGAGCGAGGAAGTTAGGCTCCCAGGCCAGGCCGGTAGCAGCCAGGAGCGTTTCCGGGGGAACTGGCGGCGGCTGGACATCAGCCGGCTTAGGCCCTGCCACCAGATCGTACATATCGTCGTAGGTCGCCGTGGCTTGGATATCGATGCTGAAATCAGGGTTGAGCGCCCAGCGGCTCACGCGGCCTTCAGCGTACCCGGTGGGCATGGTGGCATCGGTCAGCGAAATGATATCGCCCACCATCGTTTGCAGCGCCAGTACCGTGGTGCGGAACTGGAAATTGCGAGCGTTTGATTGCTCAAGCGAGCCGACGCCGCCGATCTCCTCGCGCAATCTGGTAGTGACGCAGCGAGCGCACTGGCTGAGATTGCTCACGCCCACGAAGTTCTGATTACTGGTCAGGTATTGCGGTGAATCGGGAGTGCCGAGAAACCGCGCGTGATCGATGTCGTAGACGGTGACATTGTTCAGCTGCCAGCCGAATTCCTCATCACCAAAGTTGCCTACCAGCCAGTTAAATCGCGGCTGAAGCGGCGAGAAGCTCAGGCTCTTATACAGAATGTGCGCGCGGGTGTAAGCATTCCCCGCGAGCACACTCGAATTGACGCGGATACCGATCCACAGTTTCCCGTTGTTGAACGTATAGTAGCCCAGGCAGCAGTTCAGAATCTCCGAGAGCCAATCCTTGAGCGGCTTCTGTTCCTTGAGCACACCTCGAAATGGGAACTGAACCTCCGTGCTGCCATCGTCGGGAATGACCTTGGGCACTAGGATGTCGCAGATCGCGGCCGCTTCGATCGCCGCTTCCACGTCAAAGAACTGCTCCATCGTGGCTGCTGGGATCAGCGCATCCATTCCCTGATCCAGCCTCAGGCCCAGCCCTCGCAGGTAGACGTTGATAGCTACCCAAACGGTGTTGCTGATCGCCGGTAGCCACGTGCGCGCGCCTGGCGCGGTCCAGACCCAGCCGCCGATCCCGCCGATAACGTTGACCTGCATCTGGTGATCGGACACCGATGAAAGCTGTAAGCCTTTCTGATCGGTGCGCCGGATCTCCGCGAAAGCGATTCCGCCGGCAAAGGTCGAGCCATCTGGGATTGTGTTCCACGGGGCCTGGCTGATTCCTACATAATCGTTAGTGCCTGACGGGTCGCTGCCGATGACTCCACGCCAACCGCCGTCATGGAGCGGATCGTGCGGCGGCTGCCCGTCGAGCGTATGTAGGATCAGGTCAGCATTGTATGCGCTGATCGGTCCTTCGCCCACGATGCCCAGCGCGGAATAGAAATCGCTCTCGTCCCGTCCCGCGGCCACATCGCAGCTCACCATCATGGGCTCGTCGGTGTATATTTCCTGCAGGGGCCGTTGATACACCGTATCGTCAACGACGGTCACGCTGGTCATGGACGAGCGGCCCCAGCCAAAAACGCCGGTCGAGTTGTCTTTGATCCGCACCGCTTGCGGCGGGATCACGAAGCCTCCGAAGCTGTGCGGGACGCCGCGAGCTACGCAGGAATCGTAATCCTTCGGGCAATCCGTAAAGCTCGACACCGATGGGCAGAACCGACCCTTGTAGACCTTCCAGCACGCGCGGACGATCTTCCGCGAGGGATAGGCCAGCGTGAGCGCGAACACTCCATCCGACACGTTCATCTGGAAGCGGCCGCTCGAATCGGCACCCCAGTTCTGCACGTAGCCAGCCCAAAGGTCGACCAGATAACCGCTCTGGACATGGAACAGGCTGAATTGCAGATTGGCCGCGTAGAGGCTGAGCGGCGTGCTGGTTCCGGCGTCGAAGTAGTTCACCAGTTCGGTGAAGACTCCATCAGCGTTTCCAAAGTTGAAGCTGGCTGCATCCGAGTTCTCGCCGATGGATTGCGAGATCCCAGACCAATCGATCAGCCGCGGCAGGTACAGCTGGCCATCGATGGTCACGCGCTGGTTGGACAGGTAGAGCGAGTACGGCGGCGCCGTCCCGCCGCCGCTTTCGAGCTGCGCCCTGGTAGTGATCGTGATGAGCGGAATGATTTCCTGAACCTGGTTCGTGAGCGCCGTGGCAAAGACGCTATCCGGGAAGCGGACCACATGCGCTTCTGAATTGAGCGGGGCGCGGGGTGGCGGGACCTCGAGGAGGGTTAGGCCCTGCGGACTTACCAGCGTAGCCACCAGATAATCGAACGATGCGCTGGGGTTCTCGTAGCGGCAGGTTACGTTGGTGCCGGCTGGATTGTCCTCGGTGCGCAGCAGGTAGTTGAACTGCGCATAGACTCCCTTGGCCGTTTCCCAATGAGCCTTAAGTGCATTGTAATCAGCTGAGCACAGGTGGTTTTTCACGAACCGGAACCGGCGGGCACCGCCACCGCTCATCAAGAAACGTTGTTCCGTTTTCAACCCAGGTTGATCGAAGGTGTGGGTGACAATTGGCGGCGCAAAATCGACACCTATCGCGAAGTCCGGTTGAATGGGGAAATCAGCGATGGTCGGCGGATCTGGAACTGTAATGGGGCCAAGGGTATCGGACACTCACGCCACCTCGCGCAAGGATAATTGCGCGGTGCCACGCGCCGGCCCCATCTGATCGCTCCATGCGCCGTCGAAGACCACCGTGTAGCGGCCGATGGGATCTGCGCCGGTCGGATCGTAGCTGTAGGGCGGCACGGTTTCACGCAAGTTGTAGAAATAGAACGGCTGACCAAGGTGGCCGAAGAAGAACGTTCTCAGGGTGCCGAAATCGGTAGCGGCCATCTCTGGCGACATCTGGAAGTAGTGACGGGTATTCAGCACCAGCGAAACGCGGTCGCTGGAGCCATCCGGGTACTTGTTATCCAGGGCTTCAAAGGTCAGCTTTTCCAAGAAGGCACGGCATAAAACCTTAGGCATTACATCAACTGGATTGGCTGGAAGGATATTAGCCGGCATCAGCTGAGCACCGTTAGGGGTTCCATCATGGCGGAAGCCGTGGTCATCCGACTATCACCGGAACGGCTCGCCGCGGCGGTCGCGTTGGCCACAGCTGCCGGGTTGGATTGGATCGCCTGTACCACCTGGCCAGTCATTAACTGCTGCGCTTGCTGCGCGTTGAGCTGTAGGAATAGGCCCTGCTGGATGCCGGTGGCTCCCGGTACGCCGAGGCTTCCGCCAGCTTTCAAACCTTCGGCGGTTGTGACGGCGGTCTGATACTGGTAGGTCGTCGGGCCGGTGTAGGGATTCTGTACCAGCTGGCCACCCTGGTAGACCGGTTGCAGCGCCAGGCCTCCCGACTGGGATTGGATGTAGGTCGCTGAATACATTGGGCGCGGGAGCATCGCAGCTTGGCCGGTCGAGAGAGCATAGAGGCGCACGATGTTTTGGACCTCCTGCGACCGGATGCCGATGGAAACCGATCCTCCGTACGTCTGGTCAACGATCTGCTGTATCTGCGCCAAAATCTGGCGGTTAGAGATGTCGATGCCGTAGACCTGTTTGATTTGCGATCGGATCCGCTCCTGTTCGGTCTGAATGAAAAGCCGTACCGTTCCCGCGATGGCTCCAGCGGCCGCGCCGATCCCAGCCCCGATGAGCGCGCCCATGGGCCCTCCGTACTGGAAGCCAAGCGCAGCTCCGGTCAAAGCGCCGCCGCCCGCGGCCATCCCAAGCCCGCCAAAGCCGCCGCGCTGGAGGCCAGCTGCGACTAGGCCCAGCCCAGCGCCCCCAATGAGACCGGTCCCAGGAGCGAAGCCGAGAGCATTGCCAAGGGACAATCCTGAGAGAGCGCCTCCCGCCACGGTGATCGGCGCGACCCTCCGCTGTAGACCCTGTGAGAGCAACAGCGAGCCGAGTATTCCGCCCACCGCGCCGGCTCCCTGCGATCCCAAGACGCTCGTGATGCTCGTCCCGCCCGCGCCGCCAATCCCGAAGAGCGTACCGAGATTGCCGATTTTCCCTCCGGTGAGGATCTGGCCCAGGATTCCGCCAGCACCGCCGCCTGGCCGGGAGCCGCTAGGACCGAGAACCGACCCCAATAGCTGGGTCAGGATCGCGCCCGCGCCCTGGCTCTGGGTCGGTCCAAGCAGAACGGGCGCTGGGGGCAACCCCGGCCCCGCCACGGGCCCGTAGAGCTGGTTTAAGACGTCCGCGCTGGCCGGTGCTGATGGCGATTGCGCCAGTTCGGGTGGTAACTCCGGCGCAGATGGCAGAGCTGCCTGAACGCGAGCAATGTAGGCGAGCGTCTCCGGGATGTTCGGGATTCCTCCAGCTGCGGCAACCCGGCCAGGCCCCGCATTGTAAGCAGCCAGAGCCAGCGGGATACTACCGAACCGCTGTAACTGCTGGCTCATATAGCGAGCCCCCGCATCGATGTTCTGTTGCACATCGTACGGATCAGCACCGAGCATCCGCGCGGTTCCAGGCATCAGCTGCATTACGCCGATAGCGCCCTTGGGCGATACCGCGCCTTGCTGGAACGCTGATTCCGCTTGAGCCATGGCACGGAGCAAGCTAGGCGGCACTCCGTACCGCGCCGCGGCCTGGTCGAGCATTCCCAGGACGCTGGAACTTGGGGTTGCAGCTGCACCGGGCGGCGTAGCGAAGTTTCGGCTAAACCGGCCAAAGAACGAGCCTGGCGGTCCGCTGGGCATCTCCGTGGGTAGCGGTGCCTCTTCGGTTTTGGCGAGCGACATGAACAGCGCTGAGTTGAAGACTCCCACCGATTCCCGGAAAAGCTTGTTCGCATCCGCGAATTCATCGGTGCTCGAATCAAATTTGAGAACCGAATTACTGAGGTCGGGCTGGTAGGGTGCGGGCGGCGCCATGGGCCCTCGAGGCGGCATTCCCCGGCGCAGCAGGATTCCAAGTAATCCCTGGCCGCGGCTGGGTAGCGATTCCTCCGGCACCCCGTACCCAGCAGCTTGCGTAGCCAATCCCGCCAGGCCGGTACTGAAAGTTTCCCGGAGTTCTCCCAGCGCAAGTTGTTTGAACACGTTACCCAAGGCCTGCCCGATGGTCCCGGCTTTGCCGGTGAGCGCATTGAAAATCTGATCGAAGATGTCGCGGAACGAAGAGTAGACCCGCTTCTGATCCTCGATGATGAGGTCGTTGGCTTTCTTCCAGGCTTCGAGCCGGTATTTCTGCTCTGCATCGGTAGCCTTCTGTAGCGCCAGCGCACGTTGAGCGGCTAACTGCTCGTCAAAGTGCTGCGTCATCTCATCGATTTGACCCGGCGACAAGTACGTCAGTAGGAAGGCTTTATTCTCTTCGATGAATGCATGGTAGGCTGCTGAAATCTTGTCCAGCCGGTCTTTCTGAACGGCATACACATCCTCCTCGGCTTGGAGGCGGATCGCTGTGATCTGGTCGAGTGCAGCGAGCTTGTGACGCAAATCCTGGGCATCGAGCGCTTCGATGTAGGCGATTTGAGCATCCGCGCTGCCTTTGACCTTTTCGGTTTCGAGCTTTAATTGTTCCTCCAGGACCTTTTGCTGCTTCTGGAATTCGGCTCCGCTGAGTTCCGCTGTCCTCGCTTGTCCCAATGCATCGATCAACGTTTGCTGATGTGCCGGCGCGATTCCCCGCTCTGTCATCAGGTCCTTGAGCGTGCTCAATAACTGCGCATACTTCACGATCAGCGCTTCCACGGGACCGCCTAAAGAGCGGAGCAAACTTTCGCCGGCCTGGGTGCTGACCTTTTCCACGGTATCGGCGACATGTTTGAGATTCTCCTCGGTTTCTACGAGCAGCTTCCCGCCCTCGGGAATCTCGAACATCTTCTTGAACTGATCCTGGATCTCCTTAGCGATGGCGGTTACTTTGTCCTTGATCCCGCCAACCACTCCATCAATGGCCTTTTGGACTTCGGGAATCTCATGGTAGGCAACCATCAGCGCAGCTGTCAGCGCGCCAATTCCAGCGAGTAGCGCCGGATTGGTGAACACTGCCACGAGCGCGCCGCCTAGCGCTGGTATCAGGCTCAGCAGCGGCGACCCCACGGTGGAGATCAGCTTCAAAGCGGCCGCGAGCGCAGTCAGCGCTACGGTGCCCGCAGTTATATAGACGATCCAATCCCCGGTGGATTCGGGGAGCTGTTTGATGTAGTCAGCGAAATTTTTGATCTCATCGATTACGGCGGTGACAGCGCGAGCCATCTTGATGAGCGATGGAGCGAAAGCATCGCCCAGCGCGATGCTTGTCTTGATTACCTCGTCCTGCAGGTTCTTGAAAGCGAGCGCAGCATCGTTGAAATTGATCTGCCCGGTGGTTCTTCGCATTTCTTTAGCAACCAGAATCACCGTATTCAGCGGATCGAGAATGCCGTTTTTGATCGCTTGCTTGACACCCTCCGCATCTATGGATTTGCCCAACTCCGTGCTCAGTTCTGCTTCGAGCGCTTTCATAGCGCTCACACCTTGGCGCGGCAGCTGGCGGAACAGATCCATAGCTCCCACGAAATCCTTGGCTACGATGCGCCCGAACAATCCAACCATCTGCGATACGTCGCCAATCGAGCCGCCGAATGCTGCCACCTGACTGGTAATCGCCTGCAAAATGCCCGGTATCTTATCGGCTTCAACCCCGAACGCGGCCAGCTGGCGCGCAGCGTTTTCCAGATCGAGGAAATGAAACGGAGTCTGCTTTGCCAGTTCCGCAACCTGCTCGATTACATCGTGGGCAACCTGAGCGCTGCCGGTGAACAACGTCATGGCGCGCGTGATGCGATCCAGTTGCGAAGATGTCTGGATCATGCTGGCAACCATCCGCTCGATTCCCAGGCCTGCGATAGCAGTTCCCAGCTGATCGAAGGATTTGCTCAGCTGCGTTACGGAAACGTTGACCTGGCCGAGGCCCGCTGTGGTCGCTTGGCTACTTGCTTGGGATGTAACGCCGGTCTTGGCGATGGCCTGATTGAGCGCGGTTATCTGCTGCTGGGCTTGCCCGGTGTTAACTGTGACCTGGATCGAAATTTGATTGTTTGCCACTTTCCGCCGCTCGCTTCAGTTCTTCTTCCCGATGCCGGTTTCGCTCCTCGTTGAGTATGCGCAAGAGCAAAAACTCGTTGTAGCGAATCTCCTTCAGTTCGATCCGTACTCCGATCTGGAGCGCGAAATCGAGATCCAGGACCGCGTTAATGGCTTGGCCTGGCGCGGTGCTCAAATAATCGTCCAGCAGAACCAAGGGACATTCCGAACAGGGCAATCCATCCGGCGGTTGCTCGACGTATGGACATGCGATCGCACCGGGACAAAGATCGGCGCGGCGTAGTAGCCGATGGAAGATAAAGCGCGGCGATGGGTCCTCTGGCCATTCGCCGCCCTCTAAAAATTTGCCTCGCGTCCGTATTGCGATTCGTCTTTGACAGCTTCGATAACCTGGCGAATAACGACGTCTTTGTGGTGCAGCGGGACCGGCCCTTCATATCCCTCCGTCTTCGGGGAACACTTATCCCACAGCTGGCCGGCAGGGTCCGCATCGCGGCGTACCTGGATCAGCTGGTTTTGCGGTCGCGTGGTGATTTCCGCAGATGCCTGAAACTTACGAATCAGATCCATCGATGGGATTTTGAGAACATGCTTCACCTCGCCCAGCTTTGTATCCATTACGAGGGTGGCTTCTTCAGCGCCCAATTCGAGGCTCATCACCTCGCAGCGGGCGACTCCGTTTATCAGGCCTTCCGCTTCAGCCCCGCTGAGCGGGGGAGCGCCATTCAGCTGAATCTTCTGGTACAGCTCGAGGTCGCCTTCGGTCGGTGACGGTAACGGTTGCGTGCGGCCGCGGCTGAGCACTCTGAAAAGATTGGGCTTCTTGCGGATGTAGCTTGCCCACTCCTCATCGGTCGGCCAGCGCACCGATACGGGAGTCAGCTTTCCATCGATGCGATAGTCGACATTGAAATCGGTTGCGACGTTGAACATTTACACTTTCCTTTACAGTCCGAGAATGCCATCCAGATCGGTGGTAGCCGACATGGTGATGATCGGCGGCGGCGAGCCTCCAGTGGGCTTGAGCGGAACCACGGAGCAATTCACCGTCACAATGCCGTTATCCTCGCCCTCGATCACCGAGAGCATGCGGGTTCGCGGCATGGTGACCTGAAAGGAGTGGGTAACGCCGGCGACGGTCGCACCGGTTACCCCGAACGTGGCCGGATTTTCCGTTTGGTTCATGAGGTTGGTGAACTCCACCGATCCAACCTGGGCGCGGGCTACAAAGCTAAGTGCGATATCGCGGTTGCCGTACTCCATGCGGCCGCGCACAGCGTAGCCGTTTTGCGTTCCCGATCCTGGGAAGATGCCCGTGTCCAACCGGACGTTGTTGTTCCAGCGGAATTGGAGCGATACGAAAGTCTTTGCCAGCACGTAATCGACGCCGCCGATGGTGATGGCAGCGCCAGCAGCGTTCAATAGGTGTTCAGCCGTGAGCGCCGGGATGGTCAGACCGGATGGAAGCACGTATCGGCCCGACCCTGGCCAGTTGGTCGTTACACGGCAATTGGCGCGGCCAGGCCCCGATGCCATCGTGAGCGTAAAGTCACCCACCACGCAGGACACCAGCGCGCGGTCGACCACCGAATCGGGCTCCGGGCGGATCTGCTCGACGTAGGTGAACACCGGCAGGTTGATACACTCCACCACGGGATCGCTGGGAACAGCATCGTACTTGAAGCCTGATCCCGCAGTCGTTTTGGTAGCCTTGCCCGTCGTCCAACAGAACAGCCAGGCGAGGAACTCGCTCGAAGCGTATTTCTCGACCGGCACCGTGGCATCCAGATTCGAGGGAAAGGTGTTGGATGCGAATTCGTCGCCCTTGCCGATATCCTGGGCATCTGTCTCGTTGACCGGCGCGAGCGTGGCTAGGGCGGGATTCACCTTGGTCATGCTGACGAGATCAGCATCGACGTTCGGAGTAGCAAGATCTGCCTGAGTGACCTTGCCCCAGGCGATCCTCGTTTCTCTTACATTTGCTGGGCACGACATTTAGTTGTCTCCTGTCTCTTGGTTGGAAGTGACGACTTGGAAGTAATCGATCCCTTCCGAATCAGTTTCCCGGTGGCAATTGTCAACGTGAGGCGGCAGCAATCCTGGCAGCAGTTCACAGTAGTGCCAGCGCAGTCCATCGCCTGGAACTGGAACACCGTTCATCAGCAGCGGAATGAGGTCCAGAAGGCTCATTCCCTTTTGCGCTTTCAAATAGACAGTTACGAGGTGTTGCCAAGCCTCCATGTGCGCCCCTTTTTCGAGGATGAAGCCGTGGTACACCACTAGCAACGAGCCTTGCGCCATCTGGTAGCGAGCTTTTTCCCATGAATTGTTTTGCGGATTCACATCGATGTAAGGGACGACGCTGTTAGCGCCGTCCACCAGCACGGCGAGCAGCGGAGGGATCTTCTGGAAATTGAGCGCGAAGGCATTCACCAGATCCTTGGGTAAGATCACGGCTTCACAGGCCTCCACGATGTTTGGATGTAATCCTCGTAGGCCCGCTCGACAGCAGCTTCCACGATGGCCTGGTCGGTCGGCGCCAGACCGATCATTTCATCGAAGGCCTGCGCCTTACGAGCGTGCAGCTGCGCTTCACCGGACTTGTTGCCCGCCACGATCACGCCAGCTGTGGCCACCAGAACATCAAAATCCCTGATGGTCACGCCGGTCATGTACATGTCGCGTTTGGGTTGACGACCGGCCTTCCGCTTGAGCTTGGCTGTAATTGGCGCGAGCGGCCTGGCGGCAGCTCCCGTGGAATCGATTGCGCGGCTCCAGCGATCCTTTTGAGCAGCGACCATCAACTTGCCGATGGCCATGAGCTGCGCATCGGTGAGGATCGGAGGCGCCAGCTCGCCCGATTGCTCGACTTTGATTTGGAATTTGTCTACAGGCATCGGTTTTCTAGCGGCGCGCCCCCAAGCACCCAGTAGGCCTGAGGGCGCGGTCGCAGCCACCTCTGGACAGATGGAACCTAGGCCAAAACCTTCACTGCTAACGAGGCATCCGGCCTGAATGGAACGATCAGCGGAGCCGATTGCAGCATGATGTAGCGCACGCTGGGATCGTATTGAATCCACGATTTCACGAAGTAGGGAGTCGCCTGTAAGCCCACTTCCTCGTCGCGGATCGCGCCGAAGGCCTGCACGCCCATCATGGCCGGCGAAGCCATCACCACCGTTTTCGCAGGCAGGATCGATTTTTGAGTTCCATCGGCAGGATCGATATACCAGCCGGAATATACCCAAATGTTGAAGGAATCGATGGTGCCCATGAACACGCCGCCCTCTTCCACCTGGGCAGATTGCGCCATGGTAGGGAGCGATCCGATGGTGCGGTAGATGTTCAGACGTTCGATCACGTTGTCGTTCGCACGGAAGGTCTTCCAGGTGGTCACGTCCATCATCACGTCATTGGGGAACACGCCGACATCTTCCAGAACGATCTGCGCCCAGTCTTGGAGGTTGTCGAGCGGTAAAGGTCCCGTAGTTGTCCAGGGTGCCGATCCCGAAACATCGAAGGTGTGGGTAGAGCTGCGCCCAAAATCGACAACCTGGGTCGGATACTTGTCGCCGGTGATGGTCGATTTGCCGGTCGCTAACACTTCGCCCGCCATGACTTCCAGGCGCCGGCGCATCATGTTCAGCTGGTCCTGCATATCGAACGCGATCAAATAGCGCAGCCGATCAGCGGGCGACATCGTACCGCCGATCTGCTCGCCGGGCGACCGCTTGAGCGGCCGGTTCATATCGAATACCCGCTTGTCCTTGATGTAGGCGGGCGTGAACGTATTGGTGTTGAAGCCCTGCGATGCCACAACCTGGCCTTCGACCAGCGGCGACACGAAGGGCGCCACGCGCCGTTTACCTTGAATCACATCGAAGTGAATTTGTTCGCTAGGCTCGCTCTGTGTGTTGGGAAAGAACCGATCCAAGATGAACTGCGGATTACCCAGCAAACTCTGGAGAACGGCTGTAAGTACATCCGTTGAAAAGACATCTGCCATGTTAGTTGCCTCTGGTTTACTGGGTCGGTGTGAATGTCATGCAGCCCGCTGCCGGTTCCAGCGGTCAGCGGGCCGCGGTTTCAAAAACGAACTAAGCTGCTGGCGTCGGCGTATCAGGCGGAGCATCCGCCAATTGCGGTAACGCGCCACCGGTCCCAGGAAGGCTCATGATGGGAACCAGTTTGCCGCTGCGCTGCTCGACCGATAGGGTGTAACATCCGATGTTCCAGAGCTGAGCCACGTCGCTGGCTGCTCCGTTGGTCGAAAAAATCATTGCCGTGTCGAGGAACTTACCCTGCGTGTAGACCAAAGCGGTGACCGCGCTGCCCGTGCCGGTGTCGATATCCTGCGCAAGGATGGCGCGAGCTGTGCCGCTGGCTGTGGTCAGGGTTCCCATAACTGAGCCTGCGGCTGCGCCCAATAGAACCGTACCGCGCTTGAGTACGCCGAGACTCGCGGCGATCAGATGGCTTTCTGAGATGCACTCGCCCGCCAGAAGCGGATCGAAGGTGAATACATCTTGCGAGAAACTCGCTATCGAATTAACTGCGGGACTTGCTCCCGTGGTAGGCAATGCCATTGTTTTTCTCCTTTTACTGTCGTGGCTGAGGTTGCGGCGGTTGCTTGCGAACAGCCGGGTATTTGAGGTGGTCGGGAACGAAAGCCAGGATGCGCTGGACTTCCGCTGCGGCGGAGGTGTCCTCGGCCCCGGTGCCGGTGGTCGTGCCGCCCACGCCCACTACAGGGTTGGGTGCGGCGGCCATGCGCGTATCGAGCGAGGAAGCTTTCGGCGCAGCTTGTAGGATCGCCTTGGCACGATCTACATCGTGGTTGGTTTCGAGAGCGAGCATGCGAGCCAAGTCTTCGCGGCCGCGCGCCTCGTCGCAGGTCATAATTGCAGCGATCCGCTGCCGATCTGCTTGTACCTTTTCGTCCTGCATATCGGGTTCTTCTCCTTCCGGTTCGTCTTCGTTGCCGCACTCGCACGGCTCGCCCTCGGGACAGGTGCAATCGTGCTGATCGTTGAGGTCGGATTCCTCCGTTCCTTCCCCCAATTCCTCTTCATCGAACGGTGCTGCCGCTTTCTGGCCGAGTTGCGGTATTCCCGGCGGCTGCGGCGCCTGGCGCATCGGTGCGCTTACCCGTTTCCGGTCATCGTCCTCACGTAGCAGGCCTTCGAGCGATCCCAGCGAATCAGCCATCCCTAGGGCGATAGCTTTCCGCGCCGGCATGATCCCGCCGCGGCCGAACTCCCGCGCGACCTTGTCGGTGGTCACGTTACGAAACGCAGCCACACGCCCGATGAACAGATCGGCCATGGCATCCACCATTTCCTGAACCTGGGCGCGGCCTTCATCGGTCGCCGGATCGGTGCGCTTGAGTGGCGATTGGCTCGATACCACGTCGTATTGGGAAACGCCCTGGCGCCGCTGTGCTTCGCGGTTGTCGATGAACGTAGCCAACACTCCAATCGATCCCAGCTGCGCGCTCTCGTTGGCCACGATCCGGCGAGCTGCAGCTGCCAGCCAGTACCCTCCCGATCCGGCCAGGCCGCCGACGTAAGCCGTGATCGGCTTCTCCTTGTCGTACTCACGGATCATGTCGGCCATCTCGTTGATGCCATCAACCTGGCCGCCAGGCGAATTGATCGAGAGCACGACGCGCTTCACCGCCGGATCATCCATGGCTGAGCGCAGATCGAGCGCCAGCTGTTGAATCGAGGTTGCGCCCGAAACCCGCGTCATCACGTTGGCGTACCGGAACAGCGGTCCTTCGACCTCGAGGATCGCCGTGTCATCGCGTCTCTGAACCCGGCTGCCGCCGTTTTCGAGCGGCTTGCCGATCCGCGCGGCGAGCGCGGACAGGTCAGCTTCGCCGTGGGTCGGATGGTGTACCACCTGGAGGATCGTCGCCAATGCAGTGGGCGTGATCGCCCACGGTCGGTCACCGATAGCCATCAGAATCCGGCCATAGTTGAAATCTTCAGGCTGCTCGAAACCGGCGATCAGCTTCGAATCGACAAACTCAACTTCTGTGGTTGGCGTCATTGTGGCTCCCTGAACGGAACTGGCTCCGGTTGCGCCGGGAATCCGGCTGTCTTCGTGGGCGGCGTCGGATCCACCCACAAGCCCGCTTCCTTAAGCTGCTTCTTCTCGATGGCCCGCTGATCGATGATGTCCTTGTAATCGTTGCCCTGCTCGGCGCATTCCATCTCCAGCGTCGTGATCCCCGAAGCCATGCGAACCTGGGCTGCTTCCGCTTCTTTGACCGGATCGATCCAGCCGCGGCCAGGTCCGATCCATTTCGCGCGGGTGTAGAACGGCTGGAGTTCGTAATAATTCGGCGCTTCGATTAAGCCAGCATCCACAGCTTCCTCGAACCAAAGCTCGTAGATCGGTTGGGCCCAATAGGTTTTCATCCAATCGCGCCGTACGGTAAACGTGCGCCAGGCCTCCAGCAGCGCTGCGCGCGCCGATGAATAATTCGTTTTGGTGAAATCCTTCAGAAGCAGCTCGTACGGCATCCCTAGAGCGCTTCCGATCTGGCGAAGAACAAACTCGGAAAAGGCTGCGAACTGCGGCGCCGGCCTATCGGGTGCGAACGGAGTCATCTTGTCGCCGGGATACAGCGGGATGAATGTTCCTCCCTCGAGGGCCACACGATATTCGTTTTTCGCGGCGAGATAACGATTGGGATCGCCGCCCATCAGCTCGGCGAGCGTCCCAGGATCGAGCGGCGTTTCGATCACGCCAGCTACCAGCGCGTTGACGATAGCTGATTGCAGCTCGGCCCGCTGGTAGGAATCGATCATCCGAAACTGTTCGATCACCGGCGTGAGAATCGGCTTACCGCGCGTCTGGTCGACGCGGTCCTGGCTGTAAACGTGAAGAACTCGCTTACGGCCCCAGCTGGTTTCCGCAGGAACACAAACCCACTCGCCAGCTACGCCGCCAATTGCAGGGAAAAACATCGCCGGCCACGTGCTGATCTTGCGGATGTGATACGCGAGCGGCTTCCCGTACTGATCCAGTTCGACACCGCCGCGCATACAGAGCGTCGGCGTCATGTTGCCGGGATTCGAGAGCCGGTCTACATCGACCAGTTGAATGCAGCTTTTGAACTTAGCATTTGGCCTATCGATCCAGAGCGGCAGTGCCAGAGCTTCGCCGTTTTGCAGCACCGAACGGAACACCAGCTGCGTGAGCGAAGCAAACGTCATCTTGTTCGCTGCATCGCACATTGGTGTTTCGGACCATGTACGCCACAGGCTTACAACCTGTCGACTCCAATCCTGGCCCCACTCAGCGGTTTTTCCCAAAGCCCGGTAATCGGGGAATGGTGCGAGACGCAAGCCGATCCCGATTACGTTGTCCTGAACCGTTTGGAAAGCGCCGGATGCCACTCCGTTGTTACGGTCGAGATCCCGGGCTCGGGCGACCAACATCTGCATGTCCCACAGCAGCTCGGCATCAGCCGCAGCGCGCATGGGGAGCCAGTTGCTCAGCTGCTTACGAATCCACGAAGCACCCGAGTACGGAGTGTCAAAGCGCCAGTACGGATATTTGCTGGTAGCTCCGGTCCCGTCTGGGCCAGGCGGGAACATCGCTTTCATCCCGCCCCCGAAGATCCTGGACAGCAGCGAGGATTTTCGCTTCTGTAGGATGCCGGCGAGTTGAGCAGCAGAGATCGGCAGTTTCGGTGTCATGGCCATCCGAAGATGCTGAACGGCTTGCGGCCGGTTGTGTTGCCCGTGGCCATGCTGCCGCCGCCTGGATTGGAGGCATCGGGCCAAGTATTTCCGTTGGCGACCAGGCCCTGCAAATAATCGATCACCCGTTGCATATCGGCTGCGGTCGTCGCTTGGTACTGGACACGACCCAGCTGCGGGGTTTCACTCTCGTGTACAGCTTGACCAGTCATCAGCAGGAACAGCTGGTACTGTGCTTGCGCGAGCGCATCAGCTGGCGTTGCTGGTAGTGGCATGTTTACTCCAAAAATGAATCCGGGGCGTTCCCGATGGGTCGAAACGGCGGCATGGGACTCAATTCCCGTCTCTCGGGCTTCAGCGCGGACCGCTCCACAACTTTGCGGATCGCGGCTTGCTGCTGCTCCCACTGCTGCTCGGTCCAGGTTTCCAGGCGAAGGCTCGCCGCGGCCGCGCGAGCATAAACCCGGCAGTCCAGAGCTTCGTTACGGTCGCGGATCTTTTCCCACCTGGTCGTTGTTCGACCCGCAACCTTGCGCGTCATCAGCTGCTCAGCGGTCAGCTGCTCGAAATACTCCTTCGAATAACCGGGGAAGTGACAGAAGCCGGTCGGCCAGTTCTCGCCTACGCCCAGATCGGGCATGGACAAGCGCAGGTAACGATACAGCTCTTCCTTGGCGATCGCGGTATTCACCGGCCACAGCCGCAGGCCTGCTTTGATCATGCGGCCGGTGGGTCCGACCTCAATCATGGAGGGCGAACCGATCAGCGCGGCCACGTTCATACCTTTGATAGCCATTACGCGCTGCGGCAGCATCTTACGGCACCAGTCATATACCACGGAGGTATTGAATCCGGTGTCCACGGCGAGTTTGGCGATCCGCAGGGTGGCGCCGCTGGCTGTAGGGATATCCTCGTCCATCAGCTCGGCCAGCTTCGCCCAAACCTCGGGCTGGTTGGTGTTGCCCTCGAGTACCCGGTAATCGACGCTCCAGGAAATCTTGTGTGGACCCCAAGCGACGATCTCTACCTCGATGCGGTTCATCTGAACGTCAGCGCCAGCCGTGAGCACCAAGCCACCATCGGGGACCTCGCCGATCACGTAGGTTTCGCGCCGTTCAAACAATCGATCCGCATCCGGCGCTTCGCCCTGATCCATCCAGGTCAAACCAAGAACCGTGTTGTAGAAGGTTTGCAGCTTTTCAAGGCTTCCGGTAGACTTATCGCGCTGCCGCAGGATCTGGTTCCAGCTGAGCCAGCCAACTGGCGAATAATAGCTCGACAGGTGGTAGCCCCTGGTGATCCCGCCGTCGCCGGGTGCTGTCGGCCGCCACTCGCCGCGCGGCAGCATGTAGTTCTTTTCGTGATCGAAGATTTCCCCTTCGCACTCCTGGCAGATATAAGCAGCCTGATGACTTTTGGTGGATGACCAGCGGAGCTGCTCGGGCAACAGGACGATCATCCGGTCGCAGCGCGGACACGGCACAAAGTAGTAGCACTGATCCGAACCGGCAAAAAAGTGAGCGATCCTGCTGCGCCCTTCGATGGTGGGCGTCGACGTGATGAAAATCTTCTTGCGGCGGAAATTGGTGGTACGCGCGATAGCCAGGTCGCACGGCTCGCCCTCACGGTCGACGTTATCGGGATAGGCATCCACTTCATCGAGGAACAGGTAGCGAGCAGCCATCGAGCGCAGCTGCTCGGCGCTGTTGGCTCCCACCATGACCAGAATCCCGCCCAGGAATTCCTTGGCGAGTATGGTATTCCCACTATCGCGGGCTCTGCTCGGTCGGACCAGCTTGTTGAGAACCGGCGAATCCTGAATCAGCGGGCCGATGCGCTGCTTCGAGTTGCGCTTGGCCATCATTTCGGTTGGCTGGACAACCATCATCGGCCCGGGCGCTAGGTGAATCACATATCCGATCCAGTTGTTGCCGCACTCGGTCGCGCCGATCTGGGATCCCTTCATGAACACCACGCGCTCCCACGGCGAGTGTTCGCTGAGCGAATCCATGATGTCGCCAAGGAACGGAGTCCGCTCGGTGCGCCACAGGCCTGGCTCGGGCGAGGATCGCGTAGTCAAAATCCGGTGCTGATCTGCCCACTGCGAAACGAGTAACTTCGGCGCTGGTCGAGCTGCGCGGCGAGCTGCCTGCTCGTAAACATCGCCCGCGTTGCTGGTGCCCTCGATCATGCGATCCGGCCTTCTGCGTAATCGGTGAACACCGCAATAATCTCGGCTTCGAGAATGGCATACACGCGCGTCTGATCAGTCTCGGCAGCGAGCGCCGCGGCGGTCCTGGCTGGGATGTTCATACAGGCCTCGCGTATGCAGCTGATGGTGCGGAATGCTGCATCTTCCACATCGCGGGCGGGCACTAGGTTTTTGGCTTTCTCTTCGTAGCGCAGCTTCTTGAGTCGAGCTTCGAAGATTTGAACAGCGGCGCGCGCCTTGGCGTAGTCGCTTGATTTCGCCGGCCGCTCGTTCTCCAGCGGCAAATCCGGCGAGGGCGCCATCTCGACCACGTTGGTACGATTATCGTGGCCGCGCTCGTGTTGAATGTTCGCTTCCCACTCGGCCACTGCCAAATCCAAATCGAACAATCCATCCAGCCGCCGCGTGATGTGGCCCATCCTGACGTGGTAGTAGATCGCGGCTGTATCGCGCTTCAAATGTCGGGCCAGCTCTGCAACACCGACCAGCATTAGGACAACTCCTCGATCTTTTCACCGGGTTTCCAAGCCTTCGAAAAATCCGCTTTGCTCGCCAGCTCAGGCATTCCAGCTGAGGTTGCCAATCGCGTGACCTCCTCATCCTCCATGCCTAACCCGCGCATGATTTGAGCTGGCTTGACCCCATCCTTGAGCATTCCCATGACGAGATCGGCCATCAGAAGAATCGCGTGAGTTCCACGTGCCCGGTTGTGGCGCACGGTTGACATCTTCTGGTGCACCTTATCGATGTGAATTCGCGTAATCGGAACAAAGCCGGAGTAGCGTTCCAACAGGCGAGGATCTTCGCTCAGAAACCAGCGGTGAAAACCATCCACGATTTCGCCGTCGGGTAGCGTGACAATCGGCTGTGTCCAGCCATCCTCCAGGATCGACAGAATGATCAGTTCGCGTTCGGGCGGCGCAACGTGGTTGGGGTTGTATTCATTAGCATGTAATTGCGAACGGTGAACCCATTCGATGTTGCTCACTGGCTCGCGGTCAAACGTGCGGCTGCTTGAGGTCGTAGCCGAACCGTTGGGTTTCTTAGTAGCGCGTGGCATCGCCGCCGCCTTCCATAGCCATCGTTTCCTCTAAAGTCAGGCCGAGTCGCTTTTGCGCTTGCAGACCGTAATCCTGGAGCTTGCCGCGGCGCCGGCCTTTGAGATCGCCGCGCTTCACCACGTTGGCGATAAAGCGCCAGCTCAATCCCGAAAGAGGGTCGGGATCGGAATCGGGAATCGGCCGATTGGTTTTCGACTTATGCATCTCGATCATGCATTTGACGCTGTGCGCGATCATCGACCGGTACGGTTCGGGGAACAAGCCGAGTAAGCGCAAGCTCCATTCGCGCCAATCGTTGACACCTTCAGGCAACCGTTCCGCGCCGTAGCCATATAGTTGCGTGGTGGCGTACCGGGCGGCTGTGGCTGCGCCCGGTACCCGCTGAATCATCTTGTGCCACAGCTCAGGAAAACAGATCGCGTATTTGTGCAAAGCCCCAAGCGGCTCCTCGCCAAACGGCGGACACACGCGCATGTCCTGCATCGGAATCCCCGCTTTGTAGAACAGATCGTACGTTCGGTTGTAATCCCAGCCGAAGCGCATTGGAGCGGACCAGACATCCGGCGTGAGCCAATCGTAAATCGGCGATACCGGGTAGTTGTGACCATCGCGGGCGTTACCGATCCAGTTGTCATCCAATCGGCGCATCACCGACATGAGCCGGCGCAGGCTTTCGTCCGCGCGGATGCCGCGCACATCAGCCACCGTCCCATAGCTGCGGCCGTAAACGAACGGCGAGGCCTCGGGGATCGTCATCCCGTTGCGAAACCATTTCGCTTCGGTAATCGCATGCGCGGGGATCTGCCGACACCACAGATCCACGTGTCTCGGATCCCAGCAACACCAGTAGGGTGATTTGCGCGAACAGGCATTGCGGTGCTTCACCGGTAAGCAAAGCCATTTCAGTTCGACATCACCGCGCTGTCGCACGCGCTCCACGTATTCGATGGTCGGCGGATGAATCGCTTCCTCGTCCCAAAAGTAGGCCTGAACAGGCAGCTTGCCTTTGGCTTTGGCGGTTTCGAGTGCCAGGTGAAGACAAACAGTCGAATCCTTCCCGCCCGAAAAACTGATAGCCACGGTATCGAACCGGCGATAGAGCAGCTCGAAGCGCTCGAGTGCCAGCTGGTACACGTTGCGTTCAGACCACTGTTTGGCGAGCCGTCTCATCGTGAGGCCGTGTGAATCTCCGGGAGCTTGCTGGCGCTCACACCGTCGATCATGGTGCGGTTAATCATCGGGTGAACCTCATCGGTCGGCCCGAAATCGCTGTCGGGATGGTACGCGAGAACGCGCATCACCTTGTCCTCGGTGCGGAATTTGTGGCGACCGCCAGCGTGAATACAGAACAGCATTCCCGGTTTGAGCGGCGTGTGGGTTTCGCTCTCCGAGTCCTCGGTCACGCAAACTCCGTAGCCGGAAAGGATCATGCCGATGCGATCGCTCGGGTGAGTGTGCATCGTCTGATCGGTGTTTTTCGGAAAATAGAGCAGGTTCAGACACGGATCGCCCATCTTGATCGGCGGGACCAGCAAGCTATCGGTGCAGCCGTCGATGTATCGCAAGCGGCCCATGATTTCGAGCCAGCCCATCGTGAGGAATCCGCTGTGCCCGCGCGCGGAAACGATGATCCCGCGGGCACGCGGATTGTTCACAAAAACATGCGCTTCGCCGGGGATAGAGAAATAGAATCCCGATGGAACCTTCAGCTCGGATACGCCGCACGCAAAACAGTCGAGTTCAAGTGCGCCATCCTGGACGAATCCGAAATGAGTATGACCAGGAGGAAGGCTGATATTCGCTGGCTTGATCGCCCGTAGAACAGACGATCCGAGATTTGCTAAAACCCCGTTATGGGCAGTCGAGGGATGGTAGCCGGTGAAAGCTACTGGAGGTCGAGAAATTGTTGGGCTATCCGGCATAATGCTTCTCCGCTCTGCTCCACTGTGAACAGAGCTTTCGCTTTTTCGATGGCTTCGAAAATGTTGTGGCGCTGCGCCGGCGCCATCGGAATCGTGAGCGCAACCAGATCGCCTGGCTGATGGGCGATAACCGAGTGAACCTCGGGCGGAGCAGCCGCCGCGGCGGGACTAGCTGCAGCTTCCCCGAACTGCTCTGCAGTCAAGTCATCGGCCAGGCGCGCGAGATCTTCATCGCTGAATCCCAGCAGGTTGATATCGAAATCCTCTTCGCGTAGCGCTTCGATTTCCGTGCTCAGCAGATCGATATCCCAGGTTGCGTTGAGCGCCAGCTTGTTATCGGCGACGACGTAAGCTCGCTTCTTCGCTTCGGACCAGCCGCGAGCGGTCACCACCGGCGCCGTTGGCCAGCCCAACCGTTGCGCAGCCATCACGCGACCGTGGCCGGCGATAATCCCGTTGTCCTCGCCGCGCAATACCGGCATCGTCCAGCCGAATTCCTTGAGCGATGCTGCCAGCTGAATGATCTGCACTTCAGAGTGTTGGCGCGGGTTGCGGATGTAGGGGATCAGATCCGAGATAGCAACCATCTCGATCCGAACAGCGGGCCAGTCTGGAGCAATTGTTGCCATAGGCTCTCGAAAGCAAAGTGGGGGATGTTATCACTTGCTTTGAGGGCCTGGTCCCGCCAGCGGCCCGCCACCGTGGTGTGTGGTCCGACTGTAAGTCTAGCTATGACAATGGGATTCGTGCAAGCGGGCCGAAAGCCCCCAATGGTTTGGGAGCCATCTGCCCCAAAAACGTGAAAGCGGGGGTCAGTTTCCGATAACCCCACTACCGCTCACAATCCGCGCCAGCCGTTACAATGACGAGCGGATATCCGAGAGCCGTCCTGTGAGCAACACGAAATTTGTTCGATATGGCGACCGTGGTTTCTGGGCCTACGATGTCGCTCTTGGGACTTTTTCTGAAACACCTCATCGAGGTAGCAGAGGCGAACGATCAGGCGGCAACAGCATGGTCATCCACCACTATCTCGGATTGGCGCGGAGTGGACTCCATACCGGGTATCGGGCCCACTCTTGATGCAGGTTGGTCGGCAGGGCTTCGGCAGGATTTCGTCGGGCTGGAAGAAGACGCTGGTCGAGCAATGCTGTGTGACGCTGCGGTACCCGGCGGCCCATTTCCTGAGCCTACGGCAAGACGGCCAGCATCGCTGCCGCAGCCAAAAACAGTTCTACTCTTCTAAGGAGCGGACTAATGGAAGAAATATTGCGACATCTTCAGCCAGGAGCCTTTCTTCTCGACCTTGGGTGCTCCCATGGTAGTTTCAACAAGAAGTCGACTTGCGCCACTGTGGTCCGCTTTGACCGCGAGGCACAACTGGGGAGTCATGAGCTCTTCGTTCAAGGCGACGCAGCAGCCCTTCCCTTTCGAGATCGTACGTTCACCGCGATCGTTGCCAACCATAGCCTTGAGCATTTTGAAAACTTGAACGGAGCCTTGCGCGAGATCGG